TCTGAGGTGGCTTACATTGTTTCTCAAGGAATGTCAAAAGAAATGTTCAAAGCAGATACTGAAAAGAGGATGGTATATTCTCCATTGATGATTCCAAACATGTTAATACCAAGAATGGATGAAGTTAGTAATGAAAAGTATTATGTTAAATTCACACCTCAAGTTATAGAAAAAATTCAAAATCTTTATATGATTGAAAAGAGGATGGATAAAACCAACTACGAACATACAGAAGAAAAAATGTCTGATGTTGTAATGGTTGAGTCTTGGTTAGTTTCTGGTAAATCAGATAAAGCATATCAATTAGGTTTCAACAGGGATAGTATTCCTGATGGTACTTGGATGGGTGGGTTCAAAGTGTTGGATACAAAAGAAGGAGATAACATTTGGAATAATTTCATCAAAACAGGCAAGGTAAAAGGATTCAGTGTTGAAGGTAATTTCATCACCAATTTTTCCCGTCTAAAAAATGACGAATATTTATTACAAGAAATCATAAACATATTAAATAAAATAACCGATTAAAAATTATGAATGCTACGGAAGCAATTAACAGTATCGTTAAATTGTTAGGTTTACAATTCAAGAAAGAAAATTTCACATCAACATTTTTGGTTGATGGAACAACTGAGGTTACAAACAATTCTGATTCAGAATTGGAAGTAGGTCAGACTCTTTTTATTGTAAAGGAAGGCACTCTTGTACCTGCACCTGAAGGTTCACACGAAACCAGAGATGGTTTTCTTGTTACTTTGGATGGAGAATCAACAATCATCGCAATCGCATCAAAAGACAAAGAAATGAAATCAGAGGTAAACACAGAGGATAAATCCCTTATGGAATATACTGAGGCTAGAGACGCTCAGGGTCAAATCTTGGAATCAAACACATTTGATGTAGGTGAAAAAGTTTACACAGTTAAAGAAGATGGTTCAAAAGAACCTTGTCCTGATGGTGAAAAACAAGTGGTGTTGAAAGACGAGAGTGGTAATGAAAACAAAATTAGAATTCAAGTTAAAGATGGTGTCATCACTGAAAGAGAAAATGTTGAAGAAGAAGATTCTGAAGACATGATGAAACCAGCAATGATGAGTTCTGACTTTTCAAAAGACATTAACGACATTAAAGAATCTATGAGTCAATTATTGGCTTTGGTTGATTCAATGAACGGAAAGTTCAAAACTGAGTTAAACTCATTAAAAACCGATTTTGATAGTTTCAAAAAATTACCAGAAAGAAAGGCTGTAGAAGAAAAGAAAACCTACACAGAATCTTTTGCTGATTTCAAAGAGTCAGTTGCTGATAAGAAATTAGAAATTATTAAGTCATTAAGAAAATAAAATAAAACAAAAATTAAATAAAATGGAAAACAAGAAAAAATTATCGTTTAACTACGATTTAACGGCTCTTCCAACTTACAACTCATATGGTTCAGATATGTTGATTAAAGCAATCTTGGGATTGACTTTACCAAAATATGCTACAATCAGACCAAATTTGAAAGGTACAACTGAAAAAGTTGGTTGGTTGGAAAACGATGTTATTCTTCAAGACTTGTCTTGCGGATTTGACCCTACTGGTACAACTTACCAAGAATTGGTAACAGTTGACTTATGTAATAAAAAAGTGAACCAACAATTATGTCCATACGATTTGTATGATACTTATTTGTCTCAATCTTTAACAAATGCTAACTTCCAAGAGACAGTTCCATTTGAAGAAGTTATCTTGACAGATATTTCAAACAGAATCGCAAACCAAGTTGAAAAACAACTTTGGCAGAACACAGTTGCAACTGGTGGTACAATCTACAACAGTGCTTGTTTCAACGGTGTTGGTGCGTTGATTACCTCAGGTAACGGTGCTACACAAATCGCTTACTCAGCAGCAACTCCATCAAATGGTTTGGATGTATTCACTACTATCTACCAAAACATCCCTGCTAACGTATTACACAGAGACGATTTAACTATCTTCTGTTCTTACGCTAACTACAGAGGTTTGGTTGCTTCTATGAGAAACAACTCATTCGTGAACTTGTTCACAATGGACACTGCTGGTACTACTTCAGGTCAAGACTGGGTATTGATGTTACCAGGTACTAACGTTAAAGTTATCCCAACTGTAGGTTTGGATGGTGTTAACGCTTACTACGCAGGTGCTTCAGGATACTACATGGTTGGTATGAACAACGAAATCATGACTGTGAAATCAATCTACGACCCTTTTGAGGATATCGTAAAAATCCAGGCACACGTAACTTACGGATTAGGTATATTTGACCCAGCATCATTCTGTGTTTGTAAATCTTAATCCATAAACTATTAACTTTTAAGAAATAGAAAATTATGGCAGCATGTTTTATAACAACAGGATATACACTTGATTGTCGTACCGCTTCAACAGGTGGTTTACGTTCAATGTGGATTTTAGGTGGTTCAGGAAGTACAATTAGTGGTTACACAATCACTAACAATGAAGTTTCTGCTATCGGCGGAACTGGTACTTGGTTCCAATTTGAATTACCAAAACAATCAAGTTCGTTAAGTGAAACTTTGGGCATCAACACAACTTCTCAGTCGGTAACATTCCAACCTGAGATTGTGGTTAACTTACCAAAGTTACAAAATTCACTTAGAAATACCTTCGTAGACTTGGTTTCTCAAAACTCAATCTACGCATTGGTAGAAGATAACAACAACAGATACTGGTTGGTAGGTTTGGACAATGGTCTATTGGTTACTGCAGGTTCTTTGAATTCAGGTCAGGCTTACACAGATTTGAACGGAGCAACAGCAATCACAATGACTGGTGGAGAACCAACTTCAATCAGAGAAGTGTTAGTTACTACAACGATTGCAGCAGTATTCACCGCTGGTGGATTTACTTTCCAATCGTAATAAAAACCTTGAAATTTGGGGAGGTTAAAATCTCCCCATTTTCATTAGCCGAATTATATTTATCAATATGCCAATCAGACCATATAGTCCAAACCCACACCAACCAATTAATCAACCTTCTTTGAATAGTATGCTTTACCCAAAAGGTTCAAAGCAACCAGTTCAGGTATGGGGTTCTGTGATGAATGTCTATAAAGCACCACCATCAGATGTTACCCCAACTCCTACACCGAGTATTACCCCGACATCAACAGTAACGCCTACACCAAGTATTACACCTACTTTAACAAGTACACCAACAAATACTCCTACACCAAGTATTACACCTACAATTACTATTACTCCAAGTGTTAGTTTATCACCTACTTTAACACCAACACCGACTATTAGTTTGAGTCCAACACAGACACCTACAAACACACCAACACCTTCAACATCACCAATTCCATCAGGAACAACTGAAGCCAATACTTACTTATCAGCAGTTGTTGATGCGGGTGGAACAGGTATTACATCTACCGTATCTGCGGCTACAAGAACATTATTTACATCACTTGTTAGTAATGGATTGTATAATAAAATGACTGCTATGTATCCAATGTTAGGTGGTGTATCAGCAAGTGCTAAATTTAACGCATTAAACCCTGTTGATACAAACGGAGCATACCGACTAACCTTTAATGGTGGTTGGACTTTTAATGCTAGTGGAGCAACTCCAAATGGTTCTAATGGATATGCTAAAACATATTTAACAGGAAATACTATAAATAGATATTCACAACACATGTCATTCTATTCATCAACCCAACAAACAGGAAACATACAAGATATGGGTTGTAGAAGTGGTAGTGGTGGTGGAGGAACTTATAGTGAATTAGTTATTTGTTTAACTGCTTTTGGTGGTAATTTTAGGTCATATAATATCAACTCTATTGGACTTGGTAATGATACAACAGCAAATACAGGAACAACAGGATATTTTGTATCATCAAGGGAAACTGATACAAAGTCATATATGTATAAAAATGGTTCATTAGACCAAAGTGGAACAACCACAACAAATGGAACAATAGCATTTGACTTCTTTATTGGAGCAACAAATGATAATGGTAGTCCATTAGCATATTCAAGTAGAAGATGTAGTTTCGCATCTATTGGAACAGGATTAACACCAGCAGAAATAACAACATTATCAACAATAATAAACACTTGGGCAACAGCCATAAGTAGAAACACATATTAAAAAAATTATGAAAGTAGTATTACTAACAGAAAATGAAAAAAATAGTTTAGTTGGAGAATTAGTTCAACCTGATTGGTATTTTAATCCTGTATTAGATTGTGATGATAATTGGATTATATCAACCGAAGAGGTTGATAATTCTATTTATCCACAACACGATTGGATTAAATCAATGCCATTGATTGATTGGTGTCCTCCAATAGTTCCACCAATAGATTAAAATGTATAGAGTGGATGATATAGCATTTGATGAATATAAAGTTCAGAGCGTTGAGATGGACTTAGAAAGTTGTGATGTACATTTACGAGTTTTATTCAGTAAAGAAGATAAAAGAATTGAAAGAAGAAAGTCATTTAGATTTGAAACAGATTGTAATGTTGATGTAAATAAATTGATTGAAGAATTAAAAAGTATAATTAAATGAGTCAGGTTTTTTATAGAAAAAAGTTTAGTGATTATCTTGGTGAACAAAGAGCCATAGATGATATTGTTCAATTCTATCAACCTGATGCACCATTACCATCACCAACTCCTACGCCAAGTATTACACCAACATCTACATTAACACCTACACCATCTATAACACCTTCAATTACACCTACTTTAACAAGTACACCTACTCAAACACCTACTGCGAGTATTACACCTACTTTAACAAGTACACCTACCCAAACACCTACTGCGAGTATTACTCCTACTTTAACAAGGACACCTACTCAAACACCTACTCCTACAATCACACCTTCATCAACACCAATTCCAAGTGGAACAACTGAAGCAAATCTCTACTTATCTACAGTTATTGGTTCGGGTGGAACAGGTATTACACCTACAGTATCAGCCGCTACAATAACATTATTTACAGAATTAGTATCTAATGGATTGTATAATAAAATTGTTGCAATGTATCCAATGTTGGGTGGAAATGCTGCAGGTTGTAAATTCAATGCTAAAAACCCACTTGATACAAATGCAGCCTATAGATTGAGTTGGGCTGGTGGATGGAGTTATAACGCAAGTGGTGCTACTGGTAATGGTTCTAATGCTTTTGCGATTACACACTTAACAGGAAGCACATTGAGTAGAACTTCAACTCACATGTCTTATTATTCATTAACTCAATCATCCGCTGGAAATCAACTTGAAATGGGTTGTAGAAGTGGTAGTGGGGGTTCAGGAACTTATAGTGAATTCGCAGCAAACTACATTGCGTTTGGTGGAAATTACAGACAATATAATATAAACTCAATTGGTTTGGCTACGGATTCAGCATCAGCCAATAGTGCTACAACAGGTTATTTTGTGGCATCAAGAACAAGTGATAGCACAACATACTTGTTTAAGAACGGAGCGTCTAATTTGAGCGGAACTACAGCAACAAATGGAACAATTGCATTCTCGTTCTATCTTAACGCAACAAATGATAACGGAACACCAACCTCGTATAGTACTAAACAAATAGGTTTCTCATCATTAGGAAATGGATTAACACCATCAGAAATCACTACCCTATCAAGCATAGTCAATACTTGGGCAACAACTATAGGTAGAAACACATATTAAGATGATAATACTAAACGAAGGATATAATAATGCAAACGCAACGTGTTCAAGAAACAAAAACTTGACTGGTTCAGTTTGTTATTTGTTTTCATTTAAGCATAAACTTTCACAGGAGGTTTGGAGGCTCGTTCCATTTAGAATTCAACCAAGTGTTGGTTATTCACCTGGTTATGATTTATTTAGTATTACAATAGACCCAAGTCAACCTGAGGCATTTTTGACAGGGGCAACAATGACAGGACAAACAAATGTTCACTTAATAGAAGGTGAATATTATGTTAAGGTGTGGGAGCAATCAACAGCCTTATCAGGAAATACAAATCCTGCTTTGGCATATGATGTAGTTTATGAGACCATTGCTCAGGTGAACTACTCAGCCTCAACTAACCCTATCACTTACTCTGGAACAAGTGATATTTATAAGATATACGAAGGATGATTCAAGTAGAGAAATTAACATTTGCGGTAGATACCCTAACCAATTTCACAGAAAATGTGAATAGAAACAATGCGTTTGTTAGTTGGGGCTTAGATAACATGTTCCCTGAAGAACTATACAGATTGTTGGACATGTCTCCAATTCACAA